ATACTGTACATAATCTTGTGAAGAAAGAAATGAATCCAGATATGTTAATTCTGGATGAGTTACATATGTATGTAGGAGAAGATGCTGAAGTATTCCCTCTTGTTTTCGAGAAGATATATGCCGACAAAATTTTAGGCTTAACTGCTACTTTAGGTCATGATGGTATACAACGTGAGATGGTTGATGCAAACTGTCCTGTTGTAGATATCATAGACTTGCAGGAAGCCATAGATAACGGCTACGTTTCTGATTACATCCAATATAATCTTGGTGTAAGAATGACTCCAGAGAAAAAAGCTAAATATAAGAAGTTGGATAATACGTTTTATCGTTTATTCCAACAATTTGACTTTAGCTTTGATAAAATTAAGCGTGTTCTTAATGATGAAGATTATGCAGCTAGAGTTGCTAGATCTAAAGGTTGGCGAAAAGGATCAACAATAGGTCAAGCAGCAAAATGCATGAGATCCATTAGAGAACGCAAAGAATTCCTTTATGGAGCTCCATCAAAAATAGATATGGCTGAAAAAATTATCCGCAAATATTCAGAAAAGCGGTTTATTACTTTTGGCCAAACTACTGATTCAGCAGATAAACTTGCTGACCGATTACCTGATGCATTATCTTTTCATTCCAATATTCCTACCCAACTTGTTAACGAAGAAGGTGAAGATATTGGAAGAAAATGTGGTAAAGGTAAATATAAGTTGTATGGTGTTGAAAGTGAATTTAGCTGGCCTGAGGTAAAACAAGCTTACGATGGTAAGATTACAAGACTAGGCTCTAAACGAGTAAAGGATTATGTTCTTGAAGAATTTGAGTCTGGTAGGAAGCGTGGGCTTTGTACTGCAAAAGCTTTTGATGTTGGCTACGATAATGCCGATATTGAGCTCGCAGTAATACTTTCAGGCACTTCTAATCAACGGCAACTAATACAACGGATTGGAAGAGCTATCAGAAAGAAAGAAGGGAAACGTGCCATCATTTTTCAACTCTATGTTGTGGACACGCAAGACGAAAAATGGATGAATAAACGGCAAGTTAACAATGGAAACGTTGTTAATATAACTAATCTATCACAAATAGCACATGACGAATACACATGAAATAAATGATTTAATTGAATTCCTTCATAAACATGATATAACAATTAAGCAGTTTACATACTGTATGCTGCTACATTATGACAAAGTGCATTCACGGGTAGAGGGTTCACATAAAATATCACGCCCTCTATCCAAGATGTACAAGTATCATCAGAATATAGAAAATTTTACAAAATCTGACATACAAGATCTTATAGATAAAAAGTTGCTCAAGCAGTCAGGAAAGACATATAAACCAGATATGCTTGAGGTGACAGACAAGTTTAAAAAGAATTGGTATGGAGATAAGTTTAAGATAGACGAGCTTATTGAAGTATATCCATCTCATACACAAAATTTTGATCATCCTGGAAAGAAACCTATTCCACTTTGTACATTTAAAGATTATGATAAGCTAAGAAATAGATATAACAGGTTTGTTAAAACATACAAGATGCATAATAGAGTTATTGATCTTGTACAGTGGGCAAAAGAAGAGGAAGAAATAAATCTTGGCATTGTTAAATTTGTCAATTCGAAATACTGGGAAGAACTTGCTGAAATGAAAGAAGAACAAGGTTCAAACAGTAACCAAACACTTATAGAATGAGTGAGTTTTCGCAGCTCATAAACAGGATAAAGACGGCTAGAAATGAAGAGCCACTCTGGATACCGTTTCGTTATTCAGGACTATCCAAGCATGTTGGTATAAGTAAACGCTTATATCATCTCTTTGGAGGAGACCCTGGTACTGGAAAAACTGCCTTCGTTGATCAGAGTTATGTATTGGATGCCCATGATTATGCATATAGACATCCTGAGAAAGCTAAGCTAAAGACAATATACTTCTCAATGGAGAGAAGTCAGGACTACAAGAAAGCAAAGTGGCTAGCACATCGACTATATACACATAATGATATTCTTGTAGATACTCCTACTCTCCTTAATTGGGGGACAGGAGGAGAACTTACAGATGAAATTATTGAGAAAGCAGAATTACATAACGAATTCTTTGATAAATTATATAATGACGTTGATATATTTGATGGGATACGAAATCCCACAGGCGTCTATAAAATAATGATTGAAAAAGCTCTGCATCATGGCGTTATCTATGGCAGAGGTGAAAAAGGACAGTATTATAAGACAGATCTATCAGTATGGCAACAAAATAATGAACAAACAAAAATAAGTATTAGACCTTCTGATTGTCCAAAGCAACTTAGCAAGAGGAAAAGAATATATATTCCACATGATGAACGACTGGTTTTACAGATTATATTAGATCATTTTGGAAAGCCAAGACCAGAAAGAGGATACTCAAATAAGCAAACAATTGATAAAACTAGTGAGTATCTACAAATTGCAAGAGATTTTTATGGCATGAATGTCGTAGGTATTTCTCAGTTTAATAGAAATAATGCAAATATTCAGCGAAGAATAAATACAGATCTATCTCCTGAACAGCAGGATTTTAAAGGCTCTGGTAACACCTATGAAGATGCTGATGTTGTTATGGCTCTATTTAATCCATATAAACATGGATTGGATAGTTTTAAGAAATACAATATCAAGAAAACAATACATAATGGATTTTCTCGATTTCGAAGTATTCATTTGTTAAAGAACTCATATGGGGCAGATAACCTTGTAACTGCATACAAGTTCATGGGAGAATGTGGACATTTTGAAGGAATACGCAAACCAGACAATATTAATTACGAAATATTTAATGTATGAGCGAAATTGTAGGTATCGTTGGACCAAGTGGTTCAGGAAAGAGTACATCTTTCCGTAACTTAGAGTCTGACGAGACATTTATTATTAATTGTAGCAAAAAGCCTCTTCCTTTTAGAGGATGGAAGTCAAAATATACTGATTTCAGTAAGAATAAAGGAGAGGACGCAGATAATGGCGGAAACCATTATATGACAGATAGTGCTACAAAGATACGAAATTTATTACGACATATTGACACAAACAGAGAAGAAATAGATAAAGTTATCATAGATGACTGTCAGTATATCATGGCATCAGAGTTTATGGATAGAATTGATGAAAAAGGATGGGATAAATTTAATGACATGGCTAAGAATATGTGGTCTGTTGTAAAAACAGCTCGTGATCTTAGCAGAGATATTACAGTTATCCTTACTTTTCATCCTGATGAAGCCAATGTTGATGGCGTTATCAAGAAGAAGATAAAAACAGTAGGTAAAGCTGTAGATAATGTCCTTACACTAGAAGGATTATTTACAGTTATTTTATGGACAGATGTAAAAATGGATATGGATTCAGGTGAGCCTGAATTTAGATTTCAGACTCGGACAGATGGAACCAATACTTGTAAAGCACCAATGGGAATGTTCGAAAATATGTATATCCCCAATGATATGGATAAGGTGTTGGATAAAATAGAACAGTACCATCACGGAGAACAATAATTAATACCAAAAATTAAATGAATACTATGGAAAATATGAATGAACTTTCCAACCTTAACACTATCGAGAAGAACACCAGAAAAGGTGGAGCAGGAGCTCAGAATTTTGATCTGGTACATGATGTAGAAGATCAGAAGTTTACTGTTTCAGATGCGTTTTATACCGCAAAAGACATGAATAACAATGGCTTCATTGCTCACTATAATCCTGATAACGAGAATGTATATCTCTCTATTCAGAATAATGATGATTCTGTTTCTTATAAAGGAAGAGAAGGATTTACAAAAGGTAAAGAGTTTACCTCGACTACCATGTCAGAACTACTTGAAAAAGTAGGTCTAGAAGGTAAACTCCGACTTGAAGAAGTGGGAGAAAAGAATGGAAATATGTATTATCGTGTTGAAAATCAGACAGAAGAAGACACGATTGATGAAGAAGTTGCTGTTGAAGATACAGAAGATGTTCAGAAAGAAGCTGAAAGAGAACAAGCTTAAACTACAGTAGAATACTCTACTGATAGCTTCTAATCAAACCTAATTTCTAAAATTTAATATTTATAATATATGTTTAAAGCAAGTGAAAATGCAACAGAAGGAACAGGTCTAAGTTATCTTGACACTCCTTATTTAGGACCTGCAAAAGCTCAAAAAGTAGAGCTTACAGAAGTAAACGGAACACCAGATTGCTTTCAAATTACGTTTGGTAATCTTGAAGGTAATGATTACAAAGGTAATTCTGTATCTTCATCTACTACATTTCAGCATTTGGAATGGGCTCCCAGTGAGGGAGATGCTGACGAAGATACTCAGAAAAAAGTAGATAGAATTGCCTATATTGCTGGTAGATATGCTCCAAAAGATAGAGTTGAAGCTGTTGAAGCAACAGGTTGGGTAGAATGGTGTGAAGCTATTATCCAATTAATGCGTCAACACAGCTTTACTGATAAGCAAGTCTATATTAAAGCAATGGGTAGTGTATGGCAAGGAAAGCCCAGAGTTAAATTCCCTGGATACCGAGACTTTCTTTCTACTGAACCTAATGATCTTAGTTGGAGTGCAAGTGAAAGAGAATCAAATGAAGAATACTTTGATGCTCTTGGATCTGCTCCTTCTCCAGCTTCTGAAGAAGAAGTTGTAGATAACGTAGAAGAAGCAGAATTTTAAACTACAATTAGGGAGCTCTCTTTTGAAGGGGAGCTCCTTTTTTATTACTTATGGATACATTTAAAGCAAATCCAGAAATATCAGTTGATAGAATCCTTTCATATATTTCCCAAAAGGAAATCATGGAATATTATCTGGGAATTAGCGTAGATACAACAAGAGGAATGTTTAGAAGTCCTCTACGACAAGATAAAAATCCTACTTGTACATTTGCTTGGAAAGGTGGGAAACTATTATTTAGAGATTGGGCTAAGCCAACACCTTATGATTGTTTTGGTGTTGTTATGGAGAAATACAATATAGGATTTTACGATGCACAAAAGAAAGTTGCAAAAGATTTTAATCTTACTTGTAACATCGAAGAAGGTAATATCGAAAAGCGTGATACAGAAGTAAATTTTAGTAAGCCCTCCAAATCAAATAAATCGAAAATTGATGTAAAAGTACAAGGATTTACCAAAGATAATATATCATATTTAAAGAGCTATCATATATCATCTGATCAATGTGATAAGTTTAATGTATATTGTCCTAAATATGTCTGGGTTAATGATAGAATTAGATATGTACAAGACGAGCAGAATCCAGCACTTGCGTATTATTTTGGACTTGATGAGAAAGATAACCAGAAATGGAAAATATATTTTTATCGAAAACAGTCTGGAAATAGATTTCTATGTAATACAAATAGAATAAATGGATGGATACAGCTTCCTGAAACAGCAGAACATCTTGTTATTACAAAATCATTAAAAGATGTTATTTGTTTAGATATATTTGATATACCAGCTATTGCTATGCAAGCAGAGACACAAACTCCATATGGATATATCATGGAGGAGTTGAAAGAACGATTCAATAATATTGTTACATTATTGGATTATGATGAAACAGGAATAAATAGAACTAAAGTATTAAAAGATAAGTATGGTGTTCCTTACTATTTTATTAAAGACGACAAAGCAAAAGATTTCTCCGATTATATTAAGTTCTATGGATTAGATGCAGCAAAACAGTTAAGTCAAGAAATCTTATGCAATTAATACAGCAGGTCACAGTACCTGAATATATTAAAAAAGTAAAAATGTCTAATAGTAGACGAAAACGTTACTATAGTAAAAAGAGCAAGAGTACATGGGACTATGATGAGCTTACTGGAAAGTATGCTCCGATAAAACAAGATTATGATGGTCCTCCTTTTAAACTTCCAGCTCCTAAAAGTAAACTTATTAAAGTATATGAAGGAGAGTATGAATGGAAGTCAGGATATATATTTGATAAAGAAACAGGAGAAAAAGTATTAGCTAATCCTCAAACAGCAGGAAAACCACGATTCCGAAAGTTATCTGGTAATGATTTTGCTTCAGGACATGGAAGTCCTCATATACGAGCAAAATTAGTACGGAAACTCAAGGAGTTCTATAGACCTTTTGTGAAAACAATGGAGCCTATAGAAACTTTTCCACTGTGGATTGATTGGCACATATATACAACAATTCCTAAACGATTATTTGATCTTACAAACTTTTGGTTTTACTATAAGTATTTCGAAGATTGTTTAGTGGATGAAGAAGATAATAACGATAATCCATTAAATCCTATTATCCCAGATGATAGTGTAAAATATATTACAAAGCCAGGTACATCTCCCATATTACATCCTATACAGAATTGGGAGAATAGAAGATATGTATTCAAGTTCTAGCGAGATGATAGAGCTATTCTTAGAAATCATGAATTATATAAAGGTTATTATGAAGAAGATTAAAATAGTAATAC